ACGCTTTGCGTATTTCTTTGCCCTTTCTTTTTGCAGCTTCTTCGCCAAGAGAAGCATCGAAGGATGTTCCGAGTCGTTGATCTCCTGACCCATAAATCATTGCGTATGAAATAGTTTTTACTTGCCTTCTTGATACTCCTATCTTGTCAGCATTTGTTTGATGAATATCTCCATTAAGGAGAATATCTGCATACCTGCCTCCATCATATTTAGCTAGGTAATGTGCCAGCATTCTTAATTCAATGCCGGATAAGTCTGCGCCGACCATCATCATTCCAGGTGACGCAGTAAATAATTTTCTAAACTCTAAATCACTAGGCGTTTGTGCAAGATTTGGCCTTCGATGGGCGCATCTATGTGTGATTGTTGCAACAGAACAATGATGATGTATTCGTTTAGATGTCGTACATAATTTGAGATAAGCGTTCACGCCTTCTGAGATCATCCCAAGCTTCTTTGTCAGATCTAAAGCTCTTGCGCATTGCTTCGAGAATTGACTGTTTATCTCCGTCAGAATAATCTCGTCGATAATAGGTTTCCCCGTAGCTGTCAACTGATTCGGTTTCCAGCCGAAGTGCTCCTTCAAAATCCATGCGATATGGTCTCGTGATGTTGGGTTGAATTCTTTTAGTCGTGTGAACTGTGCTCCTTCGACATATCCTGATGACCTGTTATTTCGTTTAGGAGTGAACAACGCTCCTCCAATGAGAGGGAATTGTCTTCGAAGTACTTGAGTAATTTCTTCCAGCTCTCTTCGGAGAGTTGATTCAAGTTCCCAAGCTCTTTGTTCATCAAATTGCCATCCATTTAACTTTTGTTGGGTGAGTATTTCGGCTACCTGGTGTTCCATTTGGACCCATTCAGGTAAGGGTGAAAGTGCCTCCATAATTTCTTTGTTACAGCTACGTCTTGTTCGCAGTAATCTTGCATTTCTTGTGACCACTCTTTCCAATCGGTGGTCTTACTAAAGTTACCTTTATATTCTCCTAATCTATATCCATAAGACTCTAATGAATGACGGCCATATAACTGCAATGGCATATGTGGCCAAGCATGTTTCTTATCTATATCGAATAAGTTCGTATGATATAACCTAGATAACAAAAGAGTATCAATAATAATCCCCCGAGGATTGAACCAAGGATAGAACTTTTTAATAATAGGTATATCAAAGTCAATAATGTTGTGGCCAATAATGGTATCCGCAACTTCGAGGAAACCAAGCGCAGTGGTGATGGAATAGTGACCAGCCATCGGTAAATCTTTTGGATTATCTGCATACTTTTCATCGTTAAACGATTCAATCTTGTCATTCTCATCAGAATGGAATGCAATACAGTGGATACGGGTAGCATCATTAAGTAATCCGTTAGTTTCTAAATCAAAAATCAGTGTGGTCACTTACCTTTCCAGTGATAAGTTTTATCTTTAAACTTTGCTTTTTCTATTGCCTCCTTTGTTGGTGGGTTTGGTTTCTTTAATCGTTTATCTAACTCTTTCTCAGCATCCCATTCCTTCATATGTTTATTCCAAGGATGCTCCCAAGCTCTACCTTCTAGTAGACGTTTATCAGAAATCGGGTATTGACTCACTAGGTTCGGGTTCAGTTTCATCTTCAATAAATTTGCAAGTGGATAGGTCGTAACTCAATCGACACGCGATGCCTGTTTCGCCTGAATAGCGATTTTTAATAATTCGCACTGTCGTAAGAGCTCGTTCAGAGTCGGCCTGCTGATTTCTTTCAAGTGCAATGACTTGATCTGAGAGTTGAGCAATGGCAGCAGATCCTCTAAGTTGGCCCAAGGTGACCCGTGCTCCTTCTTCATGTGGCTTATCTCCTAAGGCTCGACGTAAATGACTAACTAAGAAAAGTGATATTCCTGTTCGTTCAACAAGGCTTCTAAGTTTGGTCATGGTGGTGTCGATCATTCGACGTTCATCACCATCCAGACCACTAAGTAAAATGCTTAAGTGATCGAGGAATACAACACGACACTCCAATCCACAGGCGAGGTATTCGATCCGAGAATAGATAAGGTCTGGATCGTAAGAACCAAAACCATCAAAAAGATAGAGATTCCAATTGGCAATAGTTCGCTGATAGGCAGATTCGAGTTCTTCTTTGTCATGTTCTCCTAGGTGTAGGGATTTACCTACAGCTGCGGACATCAGTCCGAGTGCGGTTCTACGGTTAGATTCTTCAAGTGCCAGGTAGCCGACCCGTACGCCTTGCTGCAAAAGGTGAGTTGCAAGCTCCCTACAGAATGCGGATTTTCCTTGGCCAGATCCAGCAGTAATCGTCGTAAGCTCTCGATATCTAATCCCGTGGCATAAGGTTTGCAGTCCTTTGAATGGGTACTCATGGTCACATGGTGGGTTCGGTGTAGTAACTAGGTCTAATAAACTTTTTCCATCAATAATCCCGTCAGGTTGATAAGGTTTTGCATCCCAAATCGCACGCCTGACAGCTTCTAAATCATTCGCCTGTAACGCATCCGACGCATCCTTGTAGGACTCAAGACGAGCGATCTTGACCTTTCCAGGTGGTAGGACGCTTGCCGCTTCCTCCGTCGCCTTGCGGCCATTCTCGTCGTTGTCAAAGAATAAGACGATCTCTTGGTAGCCTTGGAATAATGGAATCTGTTTCTGTATATCTTTCTTGGCAGATGTAGCTCCATGAGGTAACGAAACCATTGGCCAATTCGGCATAGCTTCATAACAACTCGCTGCATCTAACTCACCTTCAGTAACAACAATACGTTTACCAGTACAAGGAAAACGATGCTGACCGAATAAGGTATCAGTGGAAACTCCTTCATATCTAAAGTCTTTGCTCTTTGTCTTTACCTTTTTACCGAGAAGTATTCCGTCGCTGCTGTAATAAGGGAACTGTAGAAATTCTCCGTCTCTATAGATTTTGAAGAATTCACAGGTTTTTTCCGATAAGTTGCGCTTACGTAACCTTTCTGGTTGTCCTCTGAGTTGTACATTTTTCGACATTGTTTGTGAGTGGAATTCTTGTCCGTCGCCTTTGGTATGTGTTTGACAGACAAAACAAAAGGTGTGACCGTCTGAATACAAACTTCTTGCATCAGACGATCCACAGTTAGGGCATGGCTCGTGTCTGACAAATTCAGATGAGCCATTCAAGTGGGATATCGACATAACTAGCCCACGGGATATCGTGTTTTTCGCAATACTGTGCGTATGTAGTCTTTGATTTTTTTGAGATTTTATTGAAGGGTGATTGAAAGACCATCCGAATATCCATATCTGGATTGTCTCTCTTCACAGCTAAGATCTTTCTACGATCTGATGGTGACCAATAACCTTTTGCCTCTAGAACAACATGTTTGTTAGGGAGAACAAAGTCAGGTGTGTAGTTGTGCGAGATCGTATAAGCGAGCTTAGTTGTCTCATATTCATAGTCAATTTTGAGTTCACTTAATAAGTCAGCAATGTTTTTTTCTAAACCTGATCTAAATTTGTACTCTTTCTTTTTCTTGAGTCGGTTGTAAGCCTTCTGTGCCCATGTTTTTGGGTCTTCTTTCATTTACTCAGCTAATTGTTTGTCAAGCATCTCTCCAATCACTGCCATGAGCTGTGTTTTTACATTGGTTTTCATGTTGAGATCATTTGCTTTGAAGCAACTTATTTCAATCACAGGAAGAGTCAGTTTGACTGCGGTTTCCTTTAGACCAAGAGTTGCGTTGTCTGTGGTTGTAAGTTCTAACATTTAGAAGTCTTCTTCTTCGTTTACTTCAACGCTGGGTGTGACGTTTGGATCACTGGTTTTAAATCCAGCTGTTTTACCAAAGAGTTCTGCTACTTCCGTCGCATCTAAATCTCCGGTATCGACACCAGCGCCTCCGGCACAGGAGACAACCTGAACTCCTAGAAGCTTTAACGAAGTTCCATAGGTGATCTGATCTTTTAAAACGTAAGGTTTTTGGTAGAAACCAAGCTTTACCTTGGAGCCGCTATAGATCGGTGTCTTTGATTCTGTGATTTGAGTCCCTTCTGTATCGACAACGGGTGGTCTGTTCTCAGAATTCCAAGAAAATTTGATTTTATATTTTCCATCAGATACTTCTTCCCATGGCTCTGGTTTTAAAGTTGATCTTTTTGGGTTTTTAAGTTTGGACTCAGCCCACTTCAAACAATCAGTTCTTTCATTCTCAAGATTCTCAATAACGTCATCACCAACAATGGCTTGTAAGGAATAACCAAACTTGCCTGGTTCTAATACTGCTTGAAATCCTTCAAGAGTGACGGTATCGGTTTTGTGGATATTTCTAGCCATCAGCTTTGTCCTCCTTAGCAGGTTCTAAAGCCATGACTTCTTTTTCAAGTTCAACAAGCCTTGTCTTAGCTTGTGACACTTCATTAGCTGCCTTCTTTTCAAAGGCTTCTATACGTTCACGGAGATCTTCGACCTCTCGTTTCTTTTGTTCTCTTTCAACAGCCTTCAGTCTCTCTTCAGAGACAACAATCACATGGGTGGTTGAAGGGTAGAAAAGACTATCAAATAGTGGGTTAAACATTTAACAGAAAAAATAAGTGGAATCAATCACTGTGGAGGGTTCTAAGTCTCCAATGATCGGCGGTTCAGACTCCGCTCCAATTTGTTTGGCGAAGTCGGTTAAGTAATCATGCTCTGCAAAGAGATGCATGTAGGTTTGTCTGACGAGTGTGGAAAGTTTGCACATATCCGTTGCTCGACATAAGACAGAATCATGGATTAAAGCAATAGGATTATTGAAACTCATGGTTGCTAGACATAACAATGAAGCATCCAAAGAGTGAATGAGGTTAGGAGCTGTGGCTGCTTTATGACGGGTCTTATCAACCACATCCTTGTCTGAGGTAGCGACATGTAATTCACATCGACCTAATAACTGAAGCTTGAGTATCTCTATCTGTTTCTTCATAATCTTTTGAGAGACCACAAATCCAGATGGAGTTATCCACTTCAACTGTTTATCACCACGTTTAATTGCTTTACTAACCTCATCTTCAATCCACTTCATAACATTCATCGGTCCAGGTACAACTTCATTCATTGCATCCCTAACCGCTTGAACGGATTGAGTTAAGTCGTCTTTATTAATATCTATACCTTTCTCCTTTAAAGCATCTCTAATATATGAACGATTACTGAAAGGTTTAGCATTGTAAGGTATGGTCATCACTGACCTTTTGGTTGCCTTCCTATCCCAGTAAGGCCAAAGGTTTTGAGGTATATTTGGTTTAGATTTCTCAGCTACTATTTTATAAGCATCTTGCGGTTTTTCATCCGGTATGACATTCACTAACTGAGCGGTGGATTTGTCACGAGCAAGACCTGCCAGTATCTGGAGACCACTACATGTAGCGTCTATTGCTACAGGCAGGCCAGTACTAACTTTGTCCCTCTTAATCACGCAGTGGTAGAACTCATCACAGCTACTAAGGAACTGCCAGGGTTCTTCTGCGACCTCCCATTCCGTTCGACACCCAATGGGATCTTCTGCAATACGGCTGATTAACTCTTCATTGTCGTAGGTCCAAGACAAACGATCATCCATCGTTTCCTTGTCTAAGCCATAGGTTGTGGCGACCTGAAACCTCAGCCAGTTCTCAGCACTTTCATCAAGAAATGCTTCATCTGCAAACCTAATCAAAGACTTACCAAAGTCCGTGTCTTGAGGGGTAAGGAATGCGGGGATCGGGTACACCCGCCCTCGGTAATCAAAACTGAATGGACAAAAGAATCGTTCAACCTTTTTAAATCGTTGTACAGCTTCCATGGTCATTCTTGTACGACAGGACTTCTTAAATTCCTGTGCGTTCAAGTTCATAGTTTCCGCTGCAGCTCTACGATATTTGAGACGGGATTCTTTATTATCAGCAATATCATTTGGTTTGGGTGGTAACTCATGATTAACGATTGGCAGGAATTTTCCTACTGAAATCTCTAATCTTTGGAGTTCTTCAGCCACCCAAACGGTGAACGGGTTCAGGGTGTAAGCAACCTTTTGAATCTTGTTGAGAAATTCAATCGGCTTCTCTCCCTGTATAGACCCGCCATCGCCTCGCCTGACCATATCGTGGCCACGCATAACCTCATTTAACAAGTAACCGCCTGGTTTTTCGTTGGTCCAATCGTTGGGCTCGATTAACATCGGCCAAGCTAAAGGTGAAAACAACTCAGCGTTGTGCATCACCTGATCTTTAATACTTAAGAACTCAGGTGTAGGAACAACGTGATTAACACGCTTACGTCCCTCTAACCGCATTTCTTTGGTAAACCAGTGACTGGCTTTCATTAGGCAATCTAATAACCAACCGCCTAACTTCACACGATTACTCGCTCCCCAGGTCTTCCATTGTTGAACGTCATAGCGATTCATAAGGGTTTGAATCACCACAACTTTTTGATGTGTACCAATGGATTTGTGCCAGTAATTCTTTTTAAGAATCTCTAGTAAGGCAGGCGCAGCTCGCTCGTAGTGCCGCATTTGACACTCCGATTCCACAGCCTTACCAATCGCCTCACATATGCTGACTAACTGACTACTTCCTTGCTTAATACTAAAGACCTTATCTATGGTTAACTTACAGGTAATTGCAGCAGCTGCGAGTGGTTCAAGCTCTGCTAAATAGCAGGCAATTTCTTTAAACGCTTGCCCTGTTTTACCTTGATGGATTCGATTGTTGGTGTCCTCTATTTGTGCAACAACTAACGGTAAAAGTGTATCGATAGAAGCAACACCATAAATAGCAGCTGAGGCATATTCTTTCTCTTCTAACTTCCTTGTGTTATCTCTAAGTCTTTTTAATCCTTGGCGTATTTGGTCACGTTCGAGATCAACTTGCTCAGAGATTTGAGCAGGTGTAGGCATAAATAATTTCGCACTGGAACCATGATTTGTATCCACTGATGTATAGAACACCAGTAAAGAAAGGACAGGTCAGGGATTTCTCCTTAACCTGTCCACTCGTGTATAAAGTTCGCTCTAGAACCTAAAACATGTACGGGTACACAAAACACAAGTCAGGGCAATGGATTTGCAGAAATACTTGTCCATCTTACCTGTGTGAAGTAGCTCATTGAGCTGCGTGAATTCGGACGTTTTAAAGCTTTGAGTCGAACTTGTATTGACTATATCGCTGCCATGGCAAGAGCCATAGCTTCATCTGTAGCCTTACCGTACCGCAACGTGGTATCGATGCAAGTATGCCCCATGAGTTTCATTAAAACTCGAAAGTGTGTCCCTGCTTGTACATGCCACGTTCCGTAGGAATGTCTCAAACTGTGGAAACAATACCCATCCATCAAGTGCAATCTTCTTTGGATGATCTTTGTGAATTGACGTGAAAGCTGATATCTATCAGTCCAGTCCTTCCCAAAGATTCTGTCACCAGGCATGGCATTTTCCATACGAGGTTCAAGGATCGGCAAAAGACGAGTGTGAATTGGAATTGCTCGGTAGTTTTTGGCTTTGGTCATGTTGTCGGCACGTCCTCCAACGTGAATAACATTGGCACCAAAATCAACATCCCTGGCTTTACATGAAAGAAGCTCACCTTGTCGCATACCTGTGTAGGCAGCACCTATAGTGATATCAGCTAAAGAATCATTGAGGAACTCTTCACGAGAAACTTTCTCGATTGAGTCAACTTGATCTTTAGTGAAATGAAGACGTTGTGTCTCCCCTTCCTTCCTTCGCTTAAAGCGTGGTGGTTTGAAGTCAATAACCTCCATCTCATAACAATGGTTAAGAACCGTAGAGACAGAAGTAATGAATCGATTAATAGTCGAATCCATCTTGCCTTCCTCTTCTAGTTCAATCGCCATTGAATTAATTAATGGAGGACGAATCTTATTGACCGGAAATTGTCGGCCTCTAAGTCGTGAAAAATAACCTGTGTAAGTTTCAGCAGATGTTCTGCCTCCACCTTTACGCCAGGTATCCCTGGTGTTAAATGTGTAGTCAACACATTCACCCCATGTTTTCAGATTCTCCATAAAGAGTAGTTTTCATTAATTCGATTAAATCCTTACCTCTTTGTGTAAGCGTAAGAACTGTTTTTCGTGCATCGACGGGATCACGCTCCTTTTTAATTAAGTCATGTCCTGGTCGCGGCTTTCCTGTAGACAATTTAAGACGGTGATGTTTACTAATAAGATCGATATTCCTACTACCTGAAGCAAGTGTTAGGCCTAAGTGTTCTTCACAGTCAGACTTATAACAAGTCCCACGAGAAGCAACATAAAATAATATGCCTAAAGCCTCTGGTGTTATAGGAGGTACGTCTTTATCAGCTTCACCTGTTTTGGGATCTATTGGATGCGTCGTTCTTAAGAGGGTGTCAACCTTTAAGAATCGTTCAGCAACCTCATCCTTGATGTGTTTACTAGGTCGTTCCACGGCGTGCCCTATCTAAAGGACACTGTAACTCTAGTCGTAGCCGGTTGTGATGCATAGTTAGAACTCCATGATTAAATGAAAAGTAATTCGCTTGGTACTCATCAATACCAAAATAAAATGATCCAAAAGAAAGAATTGTCATTCGTTCCTCTTTGTAATTCCATCCACTGGTGAATTGTGTCCATCAATGTATGGATGTTCAGTATCTTCAGCAATCTGCTGTTGCATAATGTGTAACAATTCCTCTCGATTTGTATGATTAGATACTTCTTTTATGAGTTGATTTAGTCGTCGTTGATACGTTTTTCTAGATGGTCTAGGTAACATCCCTCTCCGGTACTAGTTGGTGTATTTGTTCGTGATCGCACACAGTGAACGTCAGCTGTTGATCCATTAACCCTTGAATGAACTTCTCAGCAGCCTTGGGTTGTTTGTACACATACTCTTTAACCTTTCCGGTTTTAGTAGTGACTCGAATGATGGCTGCATGAGAAGACGGGAGTTCCCATCCATGAACTTTCCAGTCCATGAAGTCTTCGTACTCACAAGGCTCATACATGCTTGAAGGCGCGTCCTTGTAAGCCTGCCAGTTATTTGCGAATAGTTTCTTTTTCATCGGGTATTACATCAATGAGTTTGTAGTCGTTATTAATAGCCAAATTGTGGGCTTGCCATGCAGCATCCTCATCGTCCTTGGCTAACACAAAATGGTCGCCAACATCGAACCGGATCTTATACATGCCGAGCGCATGATGAGAGTGGAACAAAGTTAGTTACTCCTCGTAAGTTTGTGGATTAGCTGTTTCGTTCTGGCCTTAGCTTGCCGTATCTTTTGAGGCTTTCGCCTGCCTTTGTCTTTTCGCTGGCCGTCCGCGTTTGCGAACTTCAGGCGGATTCCTGAGTTCATGTAATAGCTCCTTATATTGTTGTGTCCTTGTGCTGTTTGGATAGTTATGTAACCAAGCAAGGACAGCGTTTTCAATGAGCCATTCTTTACTCTTAAGATCCGCCATGATGTTCTATAGATGTTGGACGTTCAGTAACTTCCTTGTAACTAAATGCTTGTACTCTTAGAGCTTCGTCTTTAAATAGCTGTGTTAATACATAAGCTAATTCAGCTGGCTCCTTGTTAGTCAAAACATCTAGTGTGACCTTGAATTGGTGCATTACCTCCTTGGTTAAGTGGATAAGGGAAAGAATCCCTCAGCCTGAGAACCCGAAGGAATCTCAGGAGGAGAGAATCAGTTGGTTACTGTTTCTTTGTCTTCTTTCTTGAGTTGCTTTTTAAGTGAGTCCTTGTAGTACTTCTTTGCGAATTGCAGTATTGTTTTATATTCAATACCGTTAATCATTAACCTGTTGTTATTACCACCTGAATAATCAGCAATGATCATGCAATCATGATCTTCGCAGTAATAAACAGAAGGATCAGAGAAGTGGTACTCGTGGCAACTATCAAATTGCATGGTGTGTCCTTGATTGAGTGGATAAAGTAAAGGGAATGAGTCCCTCAGAAAGCCCACCCCAAATGATGAGAGTGGACTTTGAGAGAGCTTCAGTACTCCATGTACCGCCGACCTGTCCAGATCGGAGCTCTTGATATTTGCTGTACATCAATGAATGAATTTGGATATACTTCCATCCATTGATTTAGTTTGTGTGTGTAGCTGTGTCCTTGGAATGTCTCAAGTACATTCGCCACTCCGTCCTTGAATAAGGAAACTTGATAGGTGTTCATCAAGCAAAAAAGAAATAAACAATGGTGGTCGGTTCACCATCGGGACCATGAGTCCCTAAGCCTGCCGATTAAGGCAGGGATAGAGAGTCAGCTAGTCATGTCCTTAACCTTGCTGATAACTTGTTGAGCGTATGGTCTTGCTTTATTAACTACGAACTTCAAGTCGCGGATTGCCATTTGAACCTCGTAATTGTGATGCAACATACGGTTATTAAAGTCATCAATGTATTTCTGAATAGGAATGATATCCACATCAGGCTTGGTTAATTCAACCGGTTCGTTAACAACAACTGCGTCCTTGATTGGAGTGATTGTTGTTACTTTCTGTTCAGTCATTGTTTTAGTTGTTGACTTCCTAGTCCTGCGTTTACGTACAGGTTTAGGTGCAAGAGTTGCAGTAGTCATGGTTAATTAAATGGGTGAACATGTGAGGGATTGCCTCAGTCTCTCTACCCTTTCGGGAAAGAGAGAGGGAGATAATCAAACAATTGCAGGTAATTGTGGCTCGTTGTATTTATATTGCTCTCCATTCTTGTAAGACCAAGTAAGAATTGCTCTATCAGAATGAATGCAATTTTCATTAACCCATTTACCTAAAGAGATAGATGGATTAAGTAATACATTTGTGCATGCAATTGTGCTTACATTCTTGTACTCGTAGATGGACCCATTCTTAAACGTAACAAGAGCACGTTTAGCGATTGGGTTAACACTTAATGCAGAGATTGCACTAGATGTACGAAGAACATCAATGTACATAATTAAACTAGCTAAGTTAATAATGAAGGGGATGAATCCTTCAGGGAGGGAGTGTTAATCCCTCCGGGAAAGAATCAATTAGTAAACATCATCACAACACCGTCGTCACATGTCACTGTTGAGAAATCGTGTCTGAGATTGCGATCCCAGGTTGCTTGATAATCAACAACTATCCAAGATTCCTCGACTAATTGTTGATCTTCAATCCATTCCTTAGTGAATGATGCTTCAGGTGTCATGCCTGGCTCTACCTCGTATCCTCCATAACAACGATCATCAAACTCCTCTTTGTTAGTGATGCCAATGTCTGCTAAGTCATCACAGAATCGGATGACTCTTTTCATGTCGACCTCACTCCATTTGTCTGGGGTGTAGTCAACTGTAAAGTTGAAACATTCACAACCTATTTCATCAAGGAATTCAGGATCATGGTCAGTGTGGACCACGGTGAATTGAGTTCCACCAATTTCATGGGATACAGTCATTGATGCAGTCATGA